TCACTTCAAAATCGAAGAAGGCAAGGTGGTTGCATATGATCCGAACGGCGAAAAGATTTATTCACGTGTCCGCCCGGGTGAACTTGCAAATGTTGATGAAGCTTTAGAGTCATTGGTTGGTGGATACCAGTATAAAGACTTAATTCTTAAAGGTGGTAAAGGAACTGGTGGCGGTTTTCAAGGTGGGGGCAAAGGTGGAGCACCTACTGGAATGAAACGCAGTGAAATGTCTGTTTCTCAGAAAGCAGATTACATCAAAGAACATGGCAATGATGCCTTCCTAAAACTACCGAACTAATCATTAAATATTTGGAGATAAGTAGTTATGACTACAACAGTTAATTCCGACATGATCATCTACAACCAATTGGCTCAAACTGCTTATTTAGAGCGTTTGCAAGACAATTTGAATGTTTTTAATGAGGCTTCTAATGGTGCGATTGTTTATCGTAATGAGATTATTGAAGGTGATTTCAATAAAGATGCATTTTACAAAGTTGGTGGTAGCATTAAGCATCGTGATGTGAATTCCACTGCCAAAGTAGTTCCTGAGAAGATTGGTTCTGGTGAGTCTGTAGGTGTAAAAGTTCCATATAAATATGGTCCTTATGCTTCAACTGAAGAGGCATTTAAGCGCCGTGCTCGTACACCTGAAGAGTTTGCTATGGTTGTTGGTTATGATTTTGCAGATGCATTGGTTGCAGGCCGTTTAGAGTACAGTTTAGCTTCTTTAAAAGCTGCTATTTCTAGTAACCCGATATGGTTGCGAAAGGCAGTATTGTTGTTGATGGGCGTAAAGCATTAACTCGTGGTATGCGTAAGTTTGGTGATAAGTTTGGCCGTATTGGTTTATGGGTGATGAACTCAGATACTTATTTCGATATTGTCGATGATGCTATCACTAATCAAATTTATGGTGAATCTGAAATCGTTATCTATGGTGGTTTACCGGGTACCTTAGGTAAGCCGGTATTGGTTACGGATGCTGTAGGTGATGATGATGCTTTTGGTTTGCAGTATGGTGCTGTTACTGTTACTGAATCACAAGTACCGGGCTTCCGCGCTTATGACATCAATGATGAAGAAAACTTGGCAATCGGTATGCGTGCTGAGGGTGCATTTAACCTAGATATTCTTGGTTATAGTTGGGATACATCGAAAGGTGAAAATCCTGATCTTACTTTACTTGGTTCAAGTGCTAACTGGATTAAATATGCTACTAGCAACAAAATGACAGCAGGTACCTTGCTTGATTTATCTGGTACAGCGACAACTGGTTAACTCCTAAACATTCACTGTAAGAGGGCTATTAAGCCCTCTTTTTATATTAAGAGAAATGCGTCATGAAGCTTATTTATACACGTATTGCTGCGCTGCTGCGTTAGAGGTTGGCATTATTGCTAATCCTGATTATTATGAAATCCGAATCGAATGCTGAAGAGGTAATTATTTACGGTGATTATCCGAAGATTCAAAATGATTACGAATCTTTGGATGTTCCTGTTGAAGTTCGTAAGTTGGAAGAGCCGCAAAAATGACTTTGGCCACTGTAAATGTCGCGGTTGGAGTTACTCCTGAGCTTCAAGCTGTTATTGATGATGCTAAAGCTGAGTGTGAAAAGGTTGTTGAGGAAAACGGTCAGCTTAAGCAGAAAATTGCCATCTTGGAGCAGGCTGGTGGTGATAGTCGGAGTTGTTTTCTGAGAATTCACGTTTAAAAGATGCTGTAGTCTTAGCTGATAATGCTCTAAAGCTGCTGAAGTCAAGTGGTCGGTATTCAAGCTGAGTTTGATGCTTTTAAAAATGATGTTGCTGCTATGCAGGCGCGTATTGTTGAATTGGAAGCTGGAAAATCGGCAGAAAATTCAGCTACAGAAACGGCAGCTAATGATTTTGAAAACTGGTCAAATGATCAATTAAAAGAGTATTTGGCTAGTAAAAACATTGGTTACAAACCGTCTGCAACAAAAGCAGAACTTCTTAAATTAATCCCTAAGGAATAATGCAATGAGCTTTATTACTGTAGATGACGCAAATTCAATTTTGGGCAGCGATTTTGCACCAGACAGTGATAAAGCTCGTCTGGTAAAGCTGGCTAATGTCTGGATGAAAAACAGAATAGGTTTTGTACCAGATCCTATTGATCCACTTCTTAAGGACGCGGCTTGTGAAATTATCAAAGGAATTCTGGCCAAGGTAATTTATAACGGCAAAGACCAGCAGTTGAAGCGTAAGAAAGTTAAAGCTGATTCTGTTGAGTCAGAAAAAGAATATCAAGACGGATCTGAAGCAATCTCTAGCTTTGAACAGATAGCAATTGATTTTATTGATTCACTTGAATTGAAAGATCCAAATGCAAGTTTTAATGGCTTTGGCATACCACTTTACAGGGCATGATATGGGCTTACGTGACGAAATTCAGGCAGATATTGCTGAAGCATTTAATGAGGATCTGGCGGATGCGGTCCAAACATTTACATGTGACAGGGTTGTTAGTACCAACTGGAACCCTAAAACAAACACCTCTGAAAATGTCATTGAGCATTATGAGGGGCGTGGCGTTCTGTTTGGCTCATACAATCAATATGAAATACAAACTCTCGGAGTACTGGCCACAGATAAAAAGGCAACTGTGCTGCAGAATGAAGTTACCAAAGAGCCGATGATTGATGACGAATGGAGTACGGCGCAAGGTACATATCGCATCATGCATATCAAACAAGATCCAATCAGTGCAAGCTGGAAATGTCAGCTTCGAAAAGTGTAGGGGCTAAAATGGTTAATACCGAATATGTTCAAGAGTGGTACATCACACCTTTTCAGCATGTGCAATACACGCTTGCTAGAAATCAGCTTCACATGGATTTGTTATTTGAAGATATGGATGAAGCTGATCAATTTTTGGATATGGGAGCGGATGCACAGGTTAGTACTTTTTCTGATGGTGCATATGCAATCGTCCAAATTGGTGATACGGCGGATAAAGACAAAATTCAAGTATATGGATTGCTTTTACATGAAGCGGTTCACGTTTGGCAAATAGTAAAGAAGCGAATGGGTGAAAGTGAACCAAGTGTTGAGTTTGAAGCATATTCAATTCAAGCGATCGCTCAAGACCTATTTGAAATGTACGAAGCAAGCGAGGTGAGCAATGGGATGGAAGGGGAAAAAGCCGACTAGCTTTAGTGTTGATGTGGTGAAAAATGCTGAAGAACAAGTAAAGAAAATCACGATGGATACCGTGCAATCACTTGTAGTTTCGAGTCCAGTTGATACAGGTGCTTACAGAGCTTCTCATATCGTATCTATTGGAACTGCTGATTATGGTGTTCGTGAACCATCAACTAATCCAGTTCAAGATGCAGCAGTTCAAGCAGTCAAGTTTAAGCTTGGAAATCTGATCTTTATTCAAAACAACAAAGCCTATGGTCCGCGATTAGAAAACGGTTGGTCTGATCAAGCACCTCTTGGTATTTACAGCACTACTTTCACTTACATTACTCAAAAATATGGTGGCTAAGATGCCAATGACATTAGAGCAAGCTAGACAAGCAATAGTCGACCGTATGATGGCCTTTACAGGAATTTCTCAAGAAAGAATCCATTATCCAAATGCACCAGGCTTCTTAGCACCAGCAAAGGGCTTATGGTGCCGCTTAACCATTAAATGGGGTCCAAGTTTCATTGCTGGGTTAGCCGATACACCCTGTACTCGACGTACTGGGAATATCTTGATTCAATGCTTTGCAAGACCAGACACGGGAGACCAGGCAATAACCATTCTAAGTGTTGCATTACTTTCACATTTTGAATATTTCAGGATTGGGCATTTAGAATGCTTTCAAGGTCAAACGATAGATGCGGGTAAAGATGCTGACTTTCTGCAGTACAATGTGACGATTGGATTTACGGTGAATTGATATGTCTTACATGCTGACGCTAGAAGAAATTGAAATTAAAAAACAAGAGCTTGAACGACACTTGGCAGATGTAATGGCTAAGGAGCTAAGTAAATGGCAGTTGTCTAATAAATTATGTATTTCTGATGTAAAAATTCGCCTCGCTAATGTTAATAGCATAAATGGACCAAATTTAAATATTGTTACTGGAGTAAGTGTTGATTTGGATGATTGATATTAAGTTTTAAAGAAGTTACCGCCTGAGGGCGGTTTTTTTACGTCCCTAATTTTATAGCCACCTTCGGGTGGCTTTTTTTATGCCTAACGTCGGAGTATATAGATATGTCGAGTGGTGCACGTCAGATAACACAAATCGCGAAGGAAACCACTGTTGGTACCACACCTTCACCCTTCGCACGTACGACCTTTGAATTTACTGAAAATGGCCTTGATGCGACAGTAACAAAGGAAGACTCTAACTCAATCACAAGTGGCCGTATTGCACGTTCATCAATGATTACCGGTGCAGAGTATGCCGGTGAATTAAAATGTGAAGCGAAGTACAGTTCATTAGTTCAAGACTTAATGGCTGCAGCTGCTTTTAATAACTGGTCGTCAAATGTATTAACTTTTGGTGGCACACTTCGTCAAACATTTTCTGTTTTACGTGGCTTTGAAGATGTTAATGACTACCATGTTTTCCGTGGATGTCATGTAAACACTTTTGGAATTGATATTCCTGAAGCTGGCTTAATTACAATGACTTTCGGCCTTATGGCTCTTGGTCGTACAAACTTTTCTTCAGCACCGGCTGGAACAATTACAGCGGCAGATAACAATCCTAAAATGTCGAATGTCTCTGTAGGTGACATTTTAATTGACGGCGTTTCTCAAGCTGGGATTTCATGCTT